GTCGCTGCAGAGCCTACGGTGCCAATCGTGGAATATGTTTGAGCCTTAGACTGAGCTTTAGCACTGTCGTAAGCTTGCCTACGAGAGTTGGCGTTACCAGCCTCTGCGCCTAGCTGAGACAGCGATGATCTATTTACGCCTTGGCCTATGTTAATCAAGTCAGACAGTAGCCTTTGATTGTTTTCAGTCTGCGCTATACGCGCATCGGCTACGGACTGTATTGAGCCAAGGGTGCCTTGTCGCTGTAGGCCGCGCTCTTGTTGTTGGAGCTGTGCTGGAGTTAGTTGGGTGCCGTAACGAGATACGTTACGCGCTGCCGACTGCCTCATAATATCTGGAGCTGCGGCTGAATCTTCTCTGGCTGCGTCAATCAAGCTTGTGTCCGTCTGCGCTTTATTGATTAGCTCCTCTTCAAAACCTCGATAATCCCTCACATAGTCAAGGTAGTCCCCGCGAGTAATAGCGGCGTAAGCGGCTTCTGGGTCTTTAACTTCAGGTAACGCGCCAGCTTGTGGGTTCCTTATACCAAATTCAGACATCCTTCCTTCATACATATCTAGTACCCCGCCGCCCGTGCGTCATCGTAAGCACTATTCACTTTGTTAAGCGCGTTAGCTAACCCACTTCCTTTTATTGTCTCGCCGTCCGCGCCTATCTTATCTCCATACTTTTCACCGTAGGCTGACGTAGCTGCCCTAGCCATTTTGCCTATCGCTTTCATCTTAGCGCCGCGCACTAAGTTGTTATTCTTCGCTCTATTTAATGCGTCACTGGTAGCTAACCTAGAAGCTTGTGCCATACCTGTTTGAGCATCCGCTGCCTGACCACGAGCTGTGCCTAACACGCCTGTTTGCATTGTGTTTTTAATTTCGCCAGCGCTTTTTTCTGCAATACCTAGCTGACCCAGAAGCGCATTAGACGCAAGACCCGCATTACCTGTACGTTGCGTATTTGCAAAACTAGTATCTTTAGTAAGCGCTTGCATCGTGTCAGCGTTAGCTCGGCCCCGAAGGTTTTGCCGGTTATCATCAGAGCGAGACTGGTCGCGCATATTTCGTAAAAGCGGGTCGTACTTCTGCTTAAAGTAATTACGTTCCGCCATAGCCACAGACGCGGAAGTCTTCTCGGCTTCGCTTGCTTGATAGTCTTGCTTCTTTGGTTTACTACCCATTGCTATACCTCTAATCGATACACTACGGTGTCTACTTTCCACCCAGCGCCTACTAAAATTTGCCTCATCTCTGGTAGCGGCGTTCTAACTTCAATCGCCTCCATACCAGCTTCTTTTGCCGTCTTTTGGAAAAACGGGTAATACTTTAATACGTTCTTCTTGCCTCGCTTGTGTGACCAAGCCAACCAAATCAAAAGTGTTTTCTCGCCGCTAAACTCATCTATCTCTACGGTAGAAATTACGAATCCTTCTGGGGCTTTCCAGTAGATCGCTTCGCCTGATACCACCGCTGCATAAACGTCTTCAGATCTGAAAGACAACTGCGGGTAATCCTGTATAAGCCTGTTAACAGCAGGGCCAACGCTATCCCAGTCTTTACGAATATCACCAACAACTGGCTCAACCGCTCTTTCATCTGTTGGAGTAACCTCTGTTACTGATCCGATAAATGCCTCCTGCTCCGCCATACCTAACTTTCCTAGCTATACGTGTTTCTTTCTGTAGCGCACGGCCTTCCGCCGTTGCCAGACCTTCTAAAAATAAAGATCCATAAACTTGTGCGCCTGGGTAATCTGTCCACTCGCGCCCAGGAATTCTTAACAGCCTGTACAACGCACCGTTAATTATGGTGTCGCGGTAGTCGTTCATTACGTCATCGCTGCAGGAAGTTGAGCGGTGTGTAGGCTTGAGAATGGCGCGAACAAGAAGGCTGTTTGCCTCCGTAGCACTTGGCACTGGTACAAGGTAGAACATGGAGGGCGACTGTTTTACAAAGAACTCAGGTGTCCCTTCATACCCTTTGATACGCCATTTCGGTTTGCGCTGTTCTATTAGAGCTGTGGTTGATGGCTCAAGATCGATGCCGTTATGAGTAACCCAGACAATCTCATGGACTACTGTCCCTGATGGTGGCTCAAGGTCGTACTCATACAAGTTAGCCACCGTTGTAATCGGATCTAACTCAGCCTGATAGACTTTCGACTTCTCGCATAACTCGATTACAGCCGCTCTAATATTCTGTTCAATAAGCGTGTCGGTGCAGCTTGGCACCATCGGTATTATCTCTGCTAAAAGTGATTCATACGCAGCCATCTATTAGCCTCTAACTTGTTGAGGGAGAATACTTGTCTGTCTATTTGAATCTACGTTTGGCGAGGTAATCGCGTCTATCTGCGCTTTGCCAGTTACGGACGCTATAAACAAATTGTAGTGCGTGCTTGCTCTCTGACTGTTACCAGCGTACTCAGCGTCTTTTGTGTAAGCACGGAAGAGCACGTAGTCCATCACAGCGTTGGCGAATATATCTGGGATGCTTAGATTACCGTTCTGCGCCACCGTTGATGGATTAGAAGAGTAGATAATCTCTATATAAGAATTACCGGCAACCCCAGGATAGACATAAAAGTTACGTGGGTTTTGCTCGTCATAGATATAGTGCTTTATAACGGCAGTATGCGCAGCGTCACCCGATACAGTTGGGTCGTGCCAATCTGGGGTTTGGGCATCTAACACCTCACGGGACACAAGTCTCACTGATCTCTTGCCAGTACCACTAGAGGCCGCTGACATGTTTCTTACAACACGGAGGAGCCTGTTACCTGCAGCGGGTATCTCTTGCTTTGTACCTGTAGCCAAAGTTACGGTAGCGTTTACAGCGCTTGCATCTGGTTTGATCAAAGCAATCTCGCGCTGCGCGTCGTTTACGAACAACACCAACTCAGTAACAACAGGCCATCGAATACCTGTGGTGTCCTGTAATATTGTTTGGACGCGATCAATTACGCTTTGTACTGTAACCGTCATATCAACCTCTAACTATTAAGGGCTTCTTCCCAAGCTGCTTCTCGCTCACTTGTAGAAACCGTGCGCCCTGCGGCTTTGTTTACGACGTTAGCTTTTGGGCTACCATCGGATTTGAAATTAACTGGATCACCCCCTTGGATAAGTGCCTCCATAACTGCAATTAACTCTGCTGGAGGGATACCTTCGTTTTTATCTTCTTCGCCGTAATAGGTAGCTCTACCTTCGGCAACTTCCTCGACAGGCTGTTCTTCCACAACCTCGTCTGTCTTGCTTTCTGACACTAACTTAGCGCCCATCTGCATTGCGATTAGTCCGATTTCATCGGCGCACTCAACAGGCTCGTTTGCAGTTAATACAAATACGCCACCTGACAAAGTTGCTACACGTATATCTTCTTTAGCAATAACCTTCATGGTCTTCCTTTTATTTAGTTGAGTACAAAAAAAGACCCCCTCCTGAGAGGGGGCCAAGCCGCTTATACAGCGGTATCTAGCGCGATTACACCGAAGTCCTGTACATTGCCACTTACGTCGCTGTTGTACTTAGGCTTGCGTAAACCGAAGATCTTACCGATAGAGATACCAGCTTGGTTTGAGTAGTCGAAGGTGTCTTCAACAATCTCAGGGTTACCAATATCAGCCATCGCTAGAGCTTGTGCGCCACAGAACAATGCGCGAGCACCGTCTACGTTTGCACCTGCGCCCCACTTGTAGCCAGCAGCGCCAGCGTTACCTGATGCACCACTTGTAGCACCGGATGTGTTAAACACATGTCGGAACTCGTGGATCATCACGCCGTCTACCATCAAGCTGCTTGAACCTGAAAACAGGCTGTTAGCTTGACCGCGAACACCAGCGTTACGCACGTTAGCTAGGAATGAAGCATCTAACTTCAAAGCAGCCATTTGCTGTGGTGTTACAAACATGTGGAAGACTTCTTCGTTACCAGCACCACGTAGACCACGGATGTAGTTGTCTTTGGCGAAGGCTTTTAAGTTGACAATACACTCGTAAGAGATCTTGTCAGCAGCAGCAACAGCGTTAGTTGCACCAGCTACCAAACCGTCAGTCGCATCCCAGCGACGGTGACGAGCACTAGTAGGAGCAGAAACGTCTGAAGCAAACTCAAGGTCTACTAACTCGTGACCAGCAGTTCCAGAAGTAGCTCTCAAGGCACCGTTTGTTTTGTTTGTATAAGCAACACCAGACAGTGTTAAGAACGCCAACTGATCCATACGGTCAGCCATTGCATATGCAAGTGCGTCACGAGATTGCTCACGGAAGTTAACAACAGTCTTCTGGTCGGCCATACGTCCAGCTACGCGGTTAGCGAAGCGGAGTTGATCCAGCTCGATTGTGATGTCGAAGGCACGCAGTGCTTCTTCATTACCTTCTAAGGTGTTGTCGCCAGTGATACCGTCACCAGTCATGTCAGCAAGCAAAGTGATATTTGCCTTAGTACCTTTCTGGCTCTTGGTTAGTTCAGTAATACGCTGAACCATTGCGTTCTGACCAGATCCTGCGAACTGGTTGATGAATGACATGTTGCGAGCGACTTTCCAAAAGTCACGGCTCCACGCCTGTAATTGATCGCCCGAAAGCGTTCCGAAGTTCGTTAAAGCCATGATTGGCCTCCATATATTGACGTATAAGTTTTGTTAGTGCATACGCACTATTCATATAGCCGACTTATGGAGCGGCTAACCCGTTTCCCTCTATCGTGGGGAGACGAACTAGCGCTTATTAACGAGGTGCGACCTCGGAAGGTTTAACGCCTTTACAGGCGGTTTACGTTTTTAACGTGTACGGCACGAACCAATGTCGCATGGTCTAGCGATTAGTGAATATTAGCATTAGTACTAAAAGTAGCAAGCTTATTTTTGCTACCATTT